CCCAATATCAGATTCAAATCCACACAACGTAGCCGATCTGGGTATGCTGTGCAGGAGGCTGGAACGAGAACTCACCGCGTCCAACTCAATCATCCGGCAGCAGCAATTGTTGGATGAAGAAAACCTGCGGCTTCAAGACCACATCAAACGGTTGGAGGAGGCGGGGGATGAAGCAATCTACCCCTTTGAATATGCGGCCCGAGTGAGAATTTGGACAGAAGCCAAGGAGGCCAAGCCGTGAGCCATCAATTCAACTTCATTGACGACACCAAACGCGAACTGGTTTTTATCGACGAATCCGGTGATGTCTGGGTTAGACATGACATCAAGCCGCTAGATGTAGCCAAGATCATCAAAACGATGAGAGAGCGCATCAAGCGGCTGGAGGAGGATCTAATGGACGCGAAGAACAAACACGCCGCGCTGGTTGCGGACGTTGTTTTGTACGAGGACAGCGGCAAGCGGATCAAGCGGCTGGAGTCAGAGAACGACGCTCTCCGCGCCGACTTGTTGCTGTGGGAGAATGGAGGACCGTTGCCATGAGCAACACCATCCAATGCGAGCGATGCTTCCGAGTGGCTGTCATCTCCAAGAGCGGAAAAACCTACGTTTGCACGATCTGCAAGCATCGGGAGAAGGTGAGGAAGGCATGAACGTACCAATCGGCCCTGCCGCATTCGTGTTCTGTCACAAGCAAACCGGACAAATCGTCGTAGCACCCAGCGAGCGATGGCATGAGTACTACGACAACAAAGAGGGCTGGGAACACACTGCCTCACTCAACGCTTGTGGCGCACTTCAGTACATCATCGACGCCAAACCGGCTGAACGGAAACGATACATTAAGTCACTTACGGAGAAACCATGAGATCAGTTCAAGACATCATGCGAGAAGGGACCGGCATCAAAGTCCTGAGCCGCAAAGACGTTGGAGAGGCTGTGAGAGCAGCCAAAGCTAAGAAAACAGAGTTTACTAGCTTCTGGACTAGAAAGAGAGGCAAAGCAACCAAATGAGACAATCAACATACATACCACTCAGAGGACACATACCACAAGCAGTTGTATTGGAAGTACTAGAAGACATTAGCAAAAACAAAACATACAGACAGATCAAAGAAGATTACTCGGTCAGCTTGGGTTGGATACACAAAGTCAGACATAACAAGATTAGAAAATGAGCATACTAACCAAAATCGGAATCACTAAAGACGCAATCGCGAGACTCTTGGGGGTTCATAAGACGGTTACGGTTGAGGAACCGCAGTGGAAGCCACTTAGCAAGAAGACCAAGCGCGGTCGTGGACGACCAAAAGGCCAGAAGATCCCGCAATGGGTCGTTGAAGCAGTCAGGAACTCTCACAAGAGCTTTACCGCTAAGGAACTCTCCACAAAGTATGGAGTCTCTGACTATTGGGTCTGGGCTATCCGCAACAACAAGTTCAGAAAGTAACCAAATCTAACGATAATCAACGCGAGTGTGTCTTGATTAAGTTCTAATTCCATGATTCTTCAACATTGTGAACATCACACAGCACCAACGCCGAGTTATGGCGATTGGTTGCAGTCATGGAAACAGAGCCAATCAAGATGCACTCGCTGCGGTGCTGCTATTCCGCGAGAAGTTCAAACCAGACGAAGTGATTCATCTCGGAGACGCATACGATCTTGCATCATTGCGGTCTGGTTCACTCCGAGACCCTCAAGACTCGGATCAAGCCGATGACTATTTGGATGACATCCAAGAGGGAGCAAAGTTCCTTAATGAGCTAAGACCAACAGTCTTCACAATGGGCAACCACGACGAACGAGCTAAGAAGTATCTCAATCATCATAACGCTGTTGTGCGTGGATTTGCTGAAGCTGTATGGGAACGAATGCTAAAACCAATTGAGAAACACTGTCATACGTTTATCAAATACAACGATTGTCTTGATAGGTCGTTCTATCGGTTGGGCGGATTTAAGTGGGGACACGGTGTCTTGTATGGTGAAAACTTTATCCGTGATTCAGCCGAAACATTTGGTAACTGCGTTGTTGCTCATGCTCACAGAGCAGGTCAAGCGACTGGTCGCACTCAATCAAATCCGATTGGCTTTTGTGTTGGAACGCTTGCAGACATTCCAGCGATGGATTACGCGAGCAGACGACGATCAACCCTAGCATGGTCTCATGGGATAGTCTTTGGGGAATACACCGAAACAAGCGCACAACTCTACCTTCACCAATGGCCGCAAAACGAACAGAAATGGACTCTTCCGAGCTTTTAAGACAGCTTCGGCTCGCCATAGCAAATCAACCCGAACCAGTCCCAGAAGGGTTCAAAACCTCCGCACAATGGGCTGATGAGTGGAAGATTACCAATAACGCTGCGGGAATCGTACTCTGTAAATCAGTCAAAAACGGATTGATAGAGTCCAAAAAGTTTCGCGTAATGTCTGGATCTCGCGGTGTTTATCCCGTCGTGCATTACCGTCTAAAACAATGAAATACAGATCCAAGACCAATCAGAACCTGACCGTGGAGTACATCTCCGAAGCTCAACTTCGCATCGGTGAGACCAAGCGGCTGTGTGTCGTGTACGAGCGGGAAGGCTACTTCTACGTTCGCCCCAAAGCCGAGTTCTACGACAAGTTTTCTCTGGACGAAGGTCCAAAGCCGAGTTAGGAATAAGGAGTCAGCGCAAGCCGTGAGAAGCAAGCGTTGATAACTCTACCTGAAGCCATGTTCAACCAACTTTTCCCCACTCTTTCCGTGTACGTCCCGTCGCTTCAGCGGGAGTTCTCACCACGGACTGAGTGGGGTTTCTGTTTGTTACATGAACGAAGACAAGAAGACCCGTAAGGCTCCAGCCTTTCAGTTCTATGCCGATGATTTCTTGGCTGGAACAATCACAATGACCAATGAGGAAAGAGGTGCTTATATCGCTCTTCTCTGCATCCAATGGTCTAAAGAGGCACTAACCGAAAATGACTTTCAACGAGTCTGCGCAGGTATGCCACCGCATTCCCAACGCATATGCCAAAGCAAGTTCCAAATTGATGCGGAGGGTAACTACAAAAATCAAAGATTGGAGACCGAAAGGGAAAAACAGGTTCAATACCGCAAAAAGCAGACAGATAACGCCAATAAGCGATGGCTTGGCAATGCCACCGCATATGCCACCGCATTGCCAGCGGATATGCCAAATGCATGCTCTCCGTCTCCGTCTCCTTCTCCTAGTAATAAAGAAGAGAGCATTGCTCCAAAGTCGCAACGCTCGCGCTTTGTAGTTCCTTCAGTTCAAGAGGTTGAAACTGCGTGCGTTGAAATCGGACTTCCCGCCTCAGAAGCTGGAAGGTTCATTGACCACTACGAATCCAAAGGATGGAAGGTCAGCGGATCTCCAATGAAATCTTGGATAGCATCGCTGAGGAACTGGAAGCGAAACCGAGATGAACGCCAGCAATCACTTCCGATTCAACCCGCTCAAAAGAAGGAACTAGACTGGAGGGATGCGGTATGAACGACCCATACTTTGCTCAAGACGACGAATTTGGTCTGATCGGAGCTTGTCTTACGGGATCAATCGACACTTGTTCCGATGCATTCGCTGAGGTCAAAAGCGAGTGGATCGAAACCGATTCACTCCGCGATACCTACGAGACAATCAAATCTCTGGTTCAAGCCAACCGTACTCCAACGCTCCAAGAACTCGGGAAGGAATGGCGAAAGATCCACGGTAGCCAACCCATTCCATTTGAGGACTGGAACAAAGCGATGGAAGTCTGTCCATCACCAGCCAATCTGCCGTACTACACCAAAGGCATAATCGAAGCCGCTCACCGCAGACAACTGAGAGCCGCAGGAGATCGACTTATACGCGAGTCCGCTGTCCTGACCCTCCAGCCAGATCAAATCGTCTCTAATGCCGAGTCTGGCCTCAGCATTGAGGTATGCAGAGAGACACTCTCAACCTCAAAGCAGGTTGCGGGATCGTTTATTGACCAGATGCAGGAACGTTTCTCTCGCAAAGGTACATTGAGCGGGGTCACGACCGGCTTCCATTGGTTGGATCAAATGACCGATGGTTTGCAGCACCGTGAGATGGCCCTAATTGCGGCTCGTCCATCTATAGGTAAAACCGCTATTGCAATCTCCATCGCTGAAGCCGCAGCGGTAAGAGCTAAAATCCCAACGCTTTTCATCTCTCTAGAGATGTCTAAGGAAGCAATCTTCAGACGCTCAGTTGCATCTATTGGAAGTGTACCAATGCAATCGCTTAAGAGCGGCAATCTAAGCGAAGGGGATATGCGCTCAATGAGTCTGGCTGCTGGTAAGATTGCCTCTAGTCCGCTCTGGTTCTTGGATGGCTCAAGTTCTCAAAGCGTTGCATCAATCACCGCAAACGTCCGTCGAGCGGTCAGAAAGCACGGTGTTCGTCTGGTGATTGTCGATTACATCCAGAAGGTCAAAGCAGCAGACAAAGCAGAGAAACGCACCTATGAGGTAGCGGAGGTCAGCGGTAAGCTCAAAGACATTGCGGTGCAAACCGGAGTGGCAATGCTCTGTCTGGCTCAATTGAACCGTGAGAATGAAAAAGAGAAGGGTCGTCCACCGCGCTTGAGTGACCTAGCGGACAGCGGACAGCTAGAGCGTGACGCTGACTGCGTAATGCTCTTAGACCGAGACCGGAGAGAGGCCAAAGGCCAAGCGTCTATCATCATCGCCAAACAACGAGACGGTGAATGTGGAGTCGTGAAGCTATGGTACGACGGTCAGTATTGCCGCTTTGGCGAGATTGCCCCCGATACTTAATCCCAACGATGGGTTGACTGCCATAAACCATTGCTGTAAACTCACCATCGACAGCAAGAAACACCCACAAACACCATGCAAACCGGCAAGATTGACGTTACAAAGATCGACAAGACCTTTCTGTTCAAAGGCAAAGCTGGAACATATTTGGACATTGCGCTTATCCCCAACAAGTCCGGTCGTGACCAATACGGTAACGATGGAATGATTGTGCAGTCTATTAGCAAAGCCGCACGACAAGAGGGTAAGAAGGGTCCGATTCTCGGTAATTACACTGATATGGAACGTAAGCCAGAACCTCAAGCTAAGCGTGTTACGGCTAACGATCCGCTTGGACCTGAAGATGACATTCCCTTTTGATACCATTAACACCCATGACTAACACAGAAAGCTTCTGGGAAGATCCAGAGACAGACACTCCACGTTGTGACCTAGAGCAGAAGCGTATTGAAGGACAGTTCCCGCCGCATCTCACTACCTTAGCAATGTCTTTTGCTCGACGCTTAGAGCGTGATCTCAACGAGCAACGCCGTAAGATCTATGATCTAGAGGAAGAGCTAGAGCGTTTGACTCTAGATTAATATGCATCACAAGCGTTATCTCCATAAGAAGATGGATGTTGATGGTATAAAGAAGGAGGACACGTTAGACATACAAGCGCGTATAACTCTGCTCAATCAAGCTCCAGCCATTGTATCCACCGCAATCAAAGCTGGCTGGATCTCATATCCTGCCAACGCATACGTTGATCCTGAAGAACAAGACCTGACCGAGTGGCTTAAGAAGTACGACTGCGAGAAGGCGTACAACCTAAGACAGAAGGGCATGACTTACCGTGAGATCGGCAAGCTGTTGTGCGTTGGGATTGGCAGGGTTACCGACATACTAAGACGCGGTGAAGAAATAGCAGTGCAACGCAAGCTCGATGCGATAGGCGTTAAGCCTATTGATCTGCCAAAGAAATCCACAGTTAAGAAACATACGACACTAACTAAGCAACGTAAGAACACTAAGCGATAACGTATGACACAGTGTATAGCACTACCTAATATTGCGTGTATCAGATGCGATGTAACGACTTGTATCATTAACCTAGGAGGCTTCCGCTATCTATAGATACGCTGGTGATCGCGCGGGACCGATCTCTCTCCGCGATCAAACTCGCTATTGTATTATAAACGCACCACTAATGACAAACGCTGCACAATACGTTATGCTTAATTTTGGGCATCACACACTGCGCTGGCATCTTGCTCAGATCCGTGCTGGACGTTCTACGGCTGAGCAGATTGCGGGTTACTACCAGCCGAATCCAAAAGACCCAGAGCAGCGAACAATCTGCAAAGGGTTGGCTGATCTGCTCAAAGCGAAATCCGAAGATCTTCCCGAAAGTCTCCGATGACCCAAAGCGAATACGTTAAGCACTCTGGTCTAACCAAAGGCCGAGTCTCTCAGTTGGTTTCAAAGGGTATGCCTTTGGACTCCGCTGAAGCCGCCGACGCTTGGCGTGGATCTGGAGCGCAAAGAAGGAAGGCTGCTATTGAAGCAAGCCATATCCGGTCAGAGCCGATAGACGGACCCTATCGACCACCAGAAGCCGAAGAGAAGGTGGACCGCTCACAAGTCGCTAACGACACTCCGCAGGGAGCGTATGAGCGGCAGAAGGAGATTGAGCGTGCTGCTTATGGTCTAGCCGTCGAAAGCCTTAGAGCGCGGTCTCTGGACGCTGGCCGTATGGTTTCGGTTCATTCAACCGCAGCAAAGAATCTCATTAACTCAAAGCAAGACGTTCTGGATCTCGCAGAGCGTGAGCGCAAACTAGTCTCTGGCGATTGGGTCAAGAAAGCGATGCTGGACCATGATGGAGCGGTTGCTCAGTTGCTGAAGTCGATGCCTAAGCAGTTGGCTGGACGCATAGCACCGCATGACCCAGAACACGCCGAACGTGAGCTAGAGCGTTGGGTCCAAGACGTTTGCTTGAAAACCTTACATCAAACTGACCCATGGAAATCTTGAACTGCCAAAAGCCGCGAGGGTTGGAGGCTCTCCGTCAAAACAAGATCGCGCTGCGAGCCATCGAACGCGACACGGTTCTCCGGTTTTTGCCAATCGCAGACGATAAGCCGTCGCGCATTGACGGGTTCATCTGGAACCAAAACTCTGGCGTAATTACCGGAAGTTATGAGGTAAAATCTCGGACTTACGGACTAGCAAAGCTTGAGTCAACCTACGGCAACCAATGGATGATTTCATGGAGTAAGCTTCATGCCGCGCTTGAGATTACGAAGCATACGAAGCTTCCGTTTTGGGGAATCCTGCACTTGGAGCCAGACGGTCTGGTGCTGATGGTTGAAATCTTCAACGAGAACGCAACTTGGGGTTGCAACGTGCAGTTGCGGGACAAGCTGATGGATGGGGTCAACGAGCGGATGGCGTTCCTGAATATGAGTGAAGCTCGAAAGCACCGGATCGAAGAATTGAATACGGAGTTGTTCTGATGCTTGATTTACAACGCGAAATCCTAGAATTCCGTCGTCAGATCTACCGCCCATCTCCACGGCAGACTGTGGTGGAGTGGAGCGAGTCAAATCTCACGTTGACTCAGCGTCAGACTGAACATCCCGGACCTTTCTCAACCGCTGTTCGTCCGTATTGCCGAGAACCATTGGAATGCTGGAAAGATCCGTCAGTCTCTGAGGTGACGCTCTGCTGGGGATCTCAGACCAGCAAGACCACCACTTTGATGGCTGGTCTAGCGTGGGCAATTGACACAGAACCGAGTCCCGCGCTGTGGCTGATGCCATCAGAGAATTTGGCTCGCTCGTTCAGCAAATCCCGCTGGATGCCATTGTTGGAAGACTGTCCCGCATTGGTTGCGCGATTCCCTTCGGATGCGGACCAGATGACCAATCTTGAGCAGCAGTTTGACCGCTGCACTCTAACTTTCGTTGGATCTAACTCACCAGCAAATCTAGCGTCACGACCTGTTCGCATCTTGGTTGCGGATGAAGTGGACAAATTTGCTGAAGCAACAGCTAAGGAAGCCGACGCGCTGGACCTCGCAGAGCAGCGGCTCAAAGCATTCTCAAGCTCCAAAGCCTTCTTCACCAGCACTCCGACAACCTCCGAAGGCAGAATATGGCAGCGTTATCTTAGAGGAGACCAGCGACGGTATTACATCCCCTGTCCGCATTGCGCGGAATACATCAAGCTGGAGTGGAAACAAGTCACTTGGGACAACGCGAAGACCGAAGACGGAAAACCAGACTGGCAGCGCATCCGGTCGTCAGCGCACTACGTTTGCCAACTGTGTCAGGGTAAGATCTCGGATTCCCACAAAGTCGCAGCGTTGCGCCATGGAAAGTGGATTGCCGAGAATCAAGCGAGCTTGCCGAGTGTCCGATCTTACCACTTGTCGTCTCTTTACTCACCGGATCGGAAATGCACTTGGGGACACTTGGCCGTCTCATTCTTGGAAGCCAAAAGCTCAATGATGGGGTTGCAGGGTTTCATTAACGGTATGCTCGCGGAACCGTGGGAAAACCAAGAGTCTCAACAGGAGCGAGTTGAAATTGTGTCCGATGCTGGACTCCCCGAAGCCAGACGCTACCTAACGGCTGACGTTCAAGCTGCCGCTCCGTTTGTCTGGTGGGTTTGCCGAGAGTGGAGCAAAGGCAATTCGCGTCTTGTTGCCGCCGGTCATGCTGACGATTTTGCTGCACTTCGACGGGTCCAACTTCAATACAACGTGCATGATATGGACGTCGGCATCGACTCCGGTTTCAACACCCAAGCGGTCTACGATGCTTGTGCTGAGTTCTCACAAAGCAGCGTTAATCCAATCACATATCCCTGCGGTCTCCGGTATCCACCAGAAGGAGGGCTGAGAAAGCCAATGCTTATTGGTTGGATGCCAATGAAAGGCCGAGAAACCGGAGCGCGATTCACCAGCAAGACTGGCGCAATCCATCCCTTCGGCATTACGACTTCAACGTCAATGCGGACTGATGCGGTCCAGCCTCTTCTGGTCTTCGATAGTGAACACATGCGGGAAGTTCTTCAGAGGCTTCGTAAAGGCTCCGAGAATCATCAATGGACCGTTTGTAGTCTTCCTGCACCGCTTGAGGCTGAAGGGGCATTTGCAAGCGATTCTGATACATACTGGAAGCATTTGGACTCTCACGTTCTAAAGCCAACGGCTAACAGAGCGGGACGAATCAAACACTTGTGGTTCAAGCGAAACACTCGCTGGCCGGACCATTTGCATGACTGCGAGTTGATGCAATTGGCAATGGTGATGTTGTGGAACGATCTGGCATCTACTAGTTCAGAAAATTCTAGTAGTTGACTTCACAGTTGGTCTGTGAATAGTCCGCGCAAGTGTTGACCTACACCGTAGCAACAAAGCGGAGTTATTTGCGTACTACCTACGCAAGCAAAGCCGCTTTGACATTGCTTGAGGCTTTGACTGCAAAGCTGACGGTTGCTGCAAACGCTATAGAGTCTGGTCAAGTTGTCCGCTCAACTTCTAGTTCTGACGTTTCCGTTGAGTTCGCTAAACCCGGTGAAGGTTCCGCTTCCGCTGGTGAAATGTTGGAAATGTGGGAATCACTGCTGTCAGACTACGATCTTGCCGTGACCCTGTTGGCTGGAGACGGAATCACTAATCCGTCAGACCTCCAGATCTATAACAAGATGCTTGGAACCATTCTGGTAGCAGTTACTCGGTATTACGGTGATTTCACGCAATTCCGTCGTGAACCCACAACTCGGATGAGCTAATGGGAATCCTTCAAACCATTGCTAATAAGCTGTTTCCAGCTCCCGTTAATAAGTACGAGGGAGCCGGTCAGTCGTTGCGTCGTTCGTATCTTGATACGTCTTACACTTCGGCTCGCTTTGATGTAACGAGTTCAACCCGTCAAGCGATTGTCCGTAAGTCCCGTTTCTTTGAACAGAATAACGCTGTTCTGAATAGATTGGGCGACTTGTTTGAGAGCTACACCGTTGGCTCAAGTTTCTCGGTTCAACCCGCTTCTAGTGATCCAGCTTGGAATCTCAAAGCTAAGAAGTGGTTTGATGTCTGGAGCCGTTATCCTGATATCGGTTCGCGTCAGTCTTTTGCAACGCTGATGAGCCAAGCGGCTCGCGGTTGGTTCTTCGACGGTGAAAGCTTTATCCTTTTGACCAAAGGTGAGAGCGGAAAGCCGAGATTGCAGCTTATCGAAGCTCAGTCGATTGCCACTCCTGCTGGAATGGAGGCAGACCAGACCGTGTTTGACGGCATACGATTTGACCCACGCACTGGTCGCGCTGTTGCTTACTTTATTGGATCAGAGAAGACTCAGGGTAATCTTACTGACGTTCGCTCAATTGGTTCTGACTCGGTGGTTCACATTTACGAGCCGAATCGTCCCGCTCAGCTTAGAGGTCTTCCGTTTGTCTCTGCAGTTATCAATGACCTCCACGATCTCGACGATTTGCAGAAGCTGGAGATGGAGGCTTGTAAGCTTGGTGCTTCCGTCGCTCAGATCGTCAAGACGGTAAGCGGTGAGGTACAAGCTTCTAGTTTGCGGTCTGGAGGAATCTCACAAACCACTCAGAACACCGCTGAGAACTACTACGAACAGGTTTTCGGTTCGTCAGTTAAAGTACTCAAGAACGGTGATTCATTTGAGCAGTTTGCGACTGAGCGTCCCGGTGTGAATATGCGGGAGTACTGGCGTCAACTGACCGAAAAGGTATGCGCTGGTGTTGGTATTCCTTACGTTCTCGTTTATCCAGAGTCCATGCAGGGAACTGTCTATCGCGGTGCGCTAGATATGTCTGCTGTGTGGTTTAAGTCTCGGCATCAAGTGATGTCGTCGGCGGCTCGACGTATTTATGAATATGTCATGGAGTACGCTATCAAGACTGATCCCGCTCTCAATGATGCTCCGTCTGACTGGTATGAGGTAGCGATTACCGCTCCCCGCTCTCCGAACGTTGATGTTGGCCGTAATTCCGCTGCTCAGTTGGCTGAATTGGAGGCTGGCATTCTGACTTACGATGAAGTCTATGGTGCGCGGGGTCTTGATTGGCGGTCTGCTTTAGAAGCAAAAGCACAGCAAGCTTTGTTTGTGCGTCAACTCGCTGACAAATACGGAGTTGATGTATCTGAGATTTCGGTGATTCAGAAAGAACGTCCTGCGGCTAGTGCTGCACCAGCTATTGACATTGAAGATGATTCTTCTGAATCTCCGTCTCCAGTTGCTCCGTCAGAAGGTGGATCACAACCGCTTGTTGTAGAACAAACCGAAGTGACCGCTTCAGTCAAAAAGCAACGTAAGCCGCGAGCCAAGAAAACAAAATGAGCTTCACTAAGAAATCAGATTGGCTTTATTACGCTCCTGCGGCTTCCGCTGGTGAGACTGCGACCATTCAGATCTTTGATCAGATTGGTGAAGACTGGTTTGGTGGTAACGGTCTATCTGGTAAGCAATTCTCTGACGTTCTCAACGAAGTGGGCAATGGGCCGCTCTTGGTGGAGATCAACTCTCCCGGTGGCAATGTCTGGGATGGTCTGAGCATCTACAACCAGTTGCGCGGACGTAAAGCTCCAGTGACCACGCGAGTGGTTGGCATTGCGGCTTCGATTGCTTCGATCATTGCTCTTGCCGGTGATCGCGTAGAGATGGCCGATGCCGCTCTGATGATGATCCACGATCCGTCTGGAATGGCTTCTGGCACTTCGGAAGATATGCGGAAAATGGCTGATGCTCTGGATCAACACGCTGAAGTGCTGGTTGGAGTGTACGCTAAGAAGACCGGACGCTCTACCGAATCCATCCGCGCTGCGATGAAGGCGGAGACTTGGTTCACCACCGCTGAAGCAATTCAGTTTGGTCTAGTGGACAAGCCGATCAAACAGCTTGCGATGGCTGCTAAGTGGCATCCGCGAGCCGTTACAAAGACCGCTCCCGAGACGGTCAAGAACAACCTCCGCAAAGGTCTTGAGCAGTACGCTGAAGGTCTCGCTGGCGAAGGTCTTGAGAAGCAGACCGTTCTTGAGGCTGAGTCTCTCGTTGCCGGTGAGATCCCCACCGAAGATAAGGTTGAGAAAGCAAACGCTTGGTGGGGTCGCAATGAACGATTTCTTGAGGCTGAACCCAACACTCCCGCTGATGTAGCTGCCAACCTTTGGGGTGGTGCTGCTGGACGCGATTGGTTCCGCGCTCTGTACGCTCAACTGGAGCGTGAAGAACTGGAGGAAGATGATTCCCCAGACGACAAGATTTCTGCGGATGGCAACAACGCCGTCAGCGAAAATGGCAAAGTTTCTTTGCCGCAACCAACACAACAACCCGACACAAATATGTCCGATAGCACTACTGTGACGGCTGCGGCTGCTCCTGCCGCTTCCGTTGATCTCACCGCGATTCTTGCAAAGCTCTCCTCTCTGGAAGCTTCCATGAAGTCTCCTGCCGCTGCTCCTGCTCCTGAGCCGGTGCGTCCCGTTATTGAGAATCTCGGAAACCCGTTGATGGAGAAGCACAAGAGCCTTCGCGCTGGTGCAGAGCGTAAAGGTTTCTTGATTCAGAACCACAGCGAGTTGCTGCGTCAGTCGCGCTTGATCGCTCCCCAGAACGCGAACACTTTCGCTGCCGGTCTGGTTGTCGATTACCTCGCTGACTCGGTTATTACTGTTGCGACTACTAAGTTGGCCATGATTGCCAATTTTACGCGCAACGTTGGTCTCGATAACTTGCGCCCCCGCGCTACCGTTCAGGTCAAGAAGTTCACTGGTGGTGATGACGCTCAGGACAACCTGACCGACTTCGAGAACAACTCCAACAACGAGTCCACTCTGGCTGCTACCTCGGTCACCGTGAACCAGATCACCAAGACCTTCACGGTCACCCAGCAGGAACTGAATCAGGGTTTCCAGTTGGCTGATCTTGCTCAGGGTTCCGCTGAGATCTTCGCTCTTGCTATTAGCAAGAAGGTCACCGCTCAGATGACCGCTGCTCTGTTTGGTGCTGGCACTGTCATTGGTACAGCCGCCAACTTCGACACTAGCGACCTCCCTGCGATCTTGGCTCTGGCTAAGAACTACCGCCAGAAGCTGTTGCTGTTGGATGGTAGTCACATGGCTCGCTTGATGTTCTCCGGTCAGTTGACTGCTGCCGCTGGAACCAACCCGTTCCCTGATGCGCGCTACGGCCCCCTGAACAACGGCTATTTCGGATTCGCGAACATCTTGGAGCAGAACGACTGGACTGGAGCTATTGCGAACACCGCTGGTTTCGTCTGCGGTCAGGACGCTATTGCGGTTGCGAGCGGTTTGCCGGTTGGAATGATCGCTGGTGAGTTCGTTGAGCAGCGCACTGTTGAGTTGAGCAACGGTCTGTCTGTGTTGCTCTCTGTCTGGTACAGCCGCGCCTCCCGCGCTCACATGGCGTCCTACGACATCATGTTCGGCGCCGCGGCCGCGGACACCACGCAGGCCGAGGTTCTCATCACCGCTTAATCCTTAAGGATATGCGTATTGCAACTACCGTAGCAGTGGACAAGAACGGCAAGAGCAAAGTCGTTCACGGTCCCGAGATCGACGCGAGTCTCCAACGCGACGGTTTCAACACTGCGACCGTTCCCGAAGGAGGCAAACTCGTACTGTGGATACAGGGAGCTTTAGCACCGAAGATCCGTAAAGGTTAACCGTAAAATTGGGGAGGCTGCTGGAAATTTCCGGTGGCCTCCCCTCTAACCGAAAAACAAAATGGCCGTTCAAGCAGACATCGCAACCGAGTATTCAATGGGACGAGAGGGTTTCTCGTTGGTTACCAGCACTGCCGCGCAAACTGGTGCGTGGTCTGGTTTGATTCCCGTTGAGCCAACGGTGTTTACCAGCATCACTGGATTTGGAATATCTGGCACTTGGACCTCCAAGACGATTCCCGCTGGCTTCCCGTTGGTGGGCAACATCACCGGCTTTCAAATCTCCTCCGGTAGCGTTGTGGCTTTCCTCGCTCGTTCTTAATGATCGCAAACGGCATAGCACTCAATCGGTTGTTCGCCGGTCAAGCCGGTGGCACTGACGCGCCGGTGCTGCGCCGTGATGTTCTGCAAGAGGACGATTTCTTCGTGCTGCAAGAAGACGGCAGCGGAAAACTCGTTATTACGTTCGGCACCTTTGATTCCTTACTGAGAGAGGACGCTGGTTTTCTCTTTCGGGAGGACGACGGAAAACTTCAAATTCAATCAAACTGACCCATGGCAGACTCAAAGATTACAGCCCTTACGGCCCTTACTACGGCCGATCCCGCAAACGACATGATGCCGATTGTCGACGTTTCAGATACGTCAATGGCGGCATCCGGTACGACCAAGCGAATCTCGATCAACAACATCCTCGCTTGTTCGCCATCCGCCACCCTCGCAAGCCTCAACGTCACCGGATCTTCAATTCCGGCAAATGGTCTCTATCTTCCTACGACCAACACGCTGGAGTTTTCTGCCAACAGCTTGGCGCAATACCGGATTGCCCCGCTTGGCGTGTTCTCTTGGTACGACGGCGCAGGCGGCACTCGAATGACTTTGAATTCCACGGGGCTGGGCGTGGGGGGAAGTCCGACTGCCAAATTTGAAGTGTTCAGTGGTTTCATCAAGAACACTGCAACCACTGGTTCAGCGCAAATCATAGCCGGAAATACTGGCGGTGTGTTCACGCTGGCAAAAGACAGTTCAACTGGCGGCAACTTCGTCGCCCCTTACGCATCAGTGCTTTATTCTGACGGTCCGTATCCTGTCTGCATTTTCTCAAATGGTTCCGAGCGTCTCCGCATCGATTCCTCTGGCAACGTCGGCGTGGGGGTTACGCCGTCCACCGCTTGGAACACTGGAGGCAATCTTCAAGTCGGCGTTTTTGCTGGTTTGTACACAAACAGCAGTCTTGGTGCTGTTGATTTAACGAGTAACAGCATTCGCACTGGTTCAGATACTTACCAGTACCTTTCCGCTTCATCTAATAACGCCACTCGTTTCCAGCAACGCGATGGCTCGTTCCGATGGTTCAATGCTGTTGCTGGCACTTCTCCGAACGCCATCACCTTCACCCAAGCGATGACGCTCGATGCCCTCGGCAACTTGCTCGTAGGTCTTACCACTGCTGGAACCACAGCCGCCAAAACCATTCAGATTGCCAACGGAACCGCTCCTACTGCCAACGTGACTGGTGGCCAGCTCTACGTCGAAGCCGGTGCGCTGAAGTACCGTGGAAGTTCTGGAACCATCACCACCATCGCTAACGCCTAATCCCATGATTACCCTCTCTTGGATCATCGAACGCCTTCTCGTCCGCAAAGTCGAAGGCACTCTCACCGATGTCGTCATCACCGCCGACTGGCGTTGCAACGGCACGCAGGAATCGTTCAGCGGCACTTGCTACGGCTCCTGCTCGTTCGCTCCGCCGTCTGGTGAGTTCACGCCTTACGAGGATCTGACCGAAGCTCAAGTCTTGAGCTGGTGCTTTAGCAACGGAGTCGATAAGACCGCGATTGAAGCGAACGTGACGCAGCAGATCAACGACCAGATCAACCCTCCGATCATCACTCCCCCGCTGCCGTGGGTGCCTCCGGTTGAAATCGTTCCTCCGATGTTGCCGCAGGTGGAGCCGGTTTTGGTT